CTTGACTTTTAATCAAGTTGTCCGGGGTTCGAATCCCCGCACGCTCACTGTAAAGAATAGCCGGAAACGCTGTATTTATGCGGTATTCTGGCTATTTTTTATTATATAACTGTTGACAATTTAACAGAATTCAAAGCTGTATAAATGTGTCATTATCGTGTCAATGTGTCACTTTCGTGTCAATATAAAATGAAGTATCCGACTAAATTGACGAATTTTATTTTGGATGTTAGAATATTATATAAGATAATTAATATCAAGAACGGAGGTAATTGTATGGAAAGAATCATTGATGTAGCACAATATATTTTCGACGAATACAAACGCCTCTCGGGAGAAGTTATTGACGAAATGAAGTTGCACAAATTATTGTATTTTACGCAGCGCGAAACACTGGCAATCACTGGACATCCGCTTTTCCCGGAAGAGTTTGAAGGGTGGAAATATGGCCCGGTAAGCAGGTGCGTCAGAAATTGTTATACAGAAGATGGAATGTATGACAAGACAATCAAAGAAATATCTGCGGAAAGCGCATATATTGCAAAAAATATTATTCTCCAGTACAGCGGATATGAATCATGGAAATTGAGTGAGCTTTCGCACAAAGAGGAGTCGTGGAGAAAATCAAGGGCTGGAATACCTGACGGTGAGAATGGCGACCGGATTATAAAGCTTGAGGATATCATGAAGGATGCTGAAAAAGTAAGACCTTACGATTCGATATGGGATATGTACTATGATGAATTTGAGGATGCGGAGGTAATGTGAATGGTAGGAAAGGCTTACGTTTCCGCTTTCCAATATTACGACATACGTAACAAGAAAATGTCATTTAAAAGCCGTCCTGTTCTGGTGATCGGGCAGGCGGATGATTCGGATTATGTAGTACTTCCGATATCAAGAGTGACAAATAAGGAGAATTTAGATGGGTGCTATGATGTGCCCATTAATCCGACGGATGTACCCAAAATGAATCTGAAACAGTTATCTTATATACGCACACATAAGCAGGCGGTAGTGAACGCGGCTTCACTGACGAAAGAAATTGTAGATTTCAAAACCGAATACGAGGAAATATATATAGAAGCGCTATCCAAAGTAGAAGAATTTCAAAATGAATTAATTAAGAATGCAATTTAGGGAGAACCCTTGAAAAAGGGTTCTCCCTTTAAAAATTAATGGCATCATTAACGGCGCCGGCAGCGTCTTCTTTCTCCGTGATTACGTGATTATACACATCGAGCACCATACGTTCCTTATCACCCAAAAGCTGTGCGATTCTCTTGATGGATATCTTAGGGATCTGATAACAGAGCATGGTACAGTAGTTATGTCTAAATATGTGAGCTGTGAGTCCTGTAATAGGATCTTTTGATACACTTTGCATCGCGTCTATAATTCTCTCCCACATCCGCCGATAGCAAGACAAAGATGCCGGATCTCCTCGTTGAGTGGTAAATAGATAAGTCTTACCGGATGCTTTAAGCTCCTCCACATATGTCTTAATTGTTGAGTATATCTTGCTTGGAATCGGAAGCGTACGAAAGCCGTTCCAGGTTTTGGGGTCTTTTTGCCGCGGACGTCCATGGACAAACTCGTGTGCGCGGCTAACACTTACGGTCCGTTCTGCGAGATTAAAGTCAAAGACGGTTAGAGCGATACATTCCTCACGTCGTAATCCGCAGCCGTACAAAAGATAAACAAATACTTGATCGGAGTCATATCTGTATTTAGCTTTAAATACTGCATCTTTCTCGGCTGCGGTTAGAGGGCGCTTTTCAGGCGCTTTGTAGTCTACAGTTGGCGTGTTAGCTTTAATTGTCTCGTACACATCCGCAGAAAAGAGTCGATCGGCGACGGCAGAGCGGAGAACCTGAAAGAAAACAAGTTGAATCAGCTTCTGCGTACGATCTTTCCCCTTTGCTCGATTAAGCACCATTTGTAAGTGGATGCGATCAACATCATGCAATTTAACCGTACCCAAAAAACTTAAGTGCTTTTCGATCACGTTGTCATACATCTCCCTCGTGTTATGCTCTTTATTGTCTTTATAAACTCTTTTCCACTCTCGCGCATAATCTAAAAAAGAAATATCATTTTTCCGGATTTGAGTTCTGTTTTTGATAGCTTCCTCATAATCTCTCTTTTTCTTCTCGAGATCTCCACTGGATTTTTTGGAGCGGAGCGGTATGTAGTGTTTGCGGCCGTCAGGCTTATAAGTGCCATCCCAAACATTAGTTTTAAAATACCCATCAGCTCCACGGGTATACTTTGCTTTTGCCATAATATCAACTCCTTATTTTGATTTTTGGGTACAAAAAAGACAGATGGTCTATTGCCACCTGTCACCGAAGATGATACAATATTTCTTGAATTGGGGTATCATTCTTCGGAATGTTACTTGAGCCGCTCCTGTTGGCGCAGGGGCGGTTTTTTAATTTTCAAGCGACAAACTTTTTCGCTTGAATTCTTATTGCTGAACTGGCAACTCAAATGTTGCAGTGTGTTCTGTATAATTATTATCATACAAAGAGACTATTATTTTAATGTTGTCACTCGCATTGTTTAGAGCAATACACTCTTGCGCGCCAACGCATTTTGCACCTACAGGAATCTGCTGCGGGTAAGTCGTTGAAGTTAATGGATAGGTTTCAGCAATCTCTCCGGCACTGTCTATAATTTGGAACGAAGTAGAGCCAATGTATAAGTCTTGAAGGTCACTCTGATAACCGATATTTTCATAATCGTAATTTAGATAAATAACTTGAGCTGGCGTTTTATCTGAATATTGATTACGTTCTTCTGTTTGAGTAACGGAAGTAAAAGTTAAAGACCATAAACCATCAACAGTCCATGTTTCATTCAAACCATATACTTTGTTTTGCTCTTCTTGTTTGCTCTCAAGGTCGGAATCGGAGAAATCCGAAGTTTCTTCTTGCTGCACTTTTTTCTCTAATTCTGCTATTTGCGCTTTTAATTCCTTGTTTTCTCTTTTTAACGAGTCCATTTCGGAAGAATTATTACTACAAGCTGTCATGGATGCCGCCAGTATTCCAGAAATCATCATTGTTACAAATTTCTTTCTCATTTGCTTTCCCTCTCTTTCTTTTGTTCCCTGTTCCTTTAACACCACTTTATATAATCGCCGTAGCGGTTATACCTTTTCCATTACTGCCAGATTCGGAATGAAGAATATAGTGTAGTTATCCACTTTTGCAGATTCTCCATATTTCTCCGTGTAGCAGTCAATGCATTCCTGTAAAAATTCTTCTGTTACATCTAAATACTCCGCTGTTTCATGTCTGGAATGACATCCGGCATGAAAAGCACTTATCAATCCTGTCAGTCCGATCAGTTTGTTATACCCCCAAAGCCTTGCTTGTCGTTCCTGTTTGCGGTTCTGGGAGTCGGATAAATCTGTTATATCTCCGACAGTTGTATGGTAATGCCCCAGTTCTTCCGCGAGGACGCAGGCTTTTTCTGTTGTTGTTTCTAATCCATTATGTATAGCAATTCGATTTCTATATATGCGTCCTCCATAACCGGGGATGTTTTTCTCTTTGACAATAATTCCGGTGGAATCTGCTTCGTATAACAATTCGTCGTATGTCAATTAAATCACGTCCATTCACTATCGTCAGTCATAATACTGTCTGCGTGTTGTTTTTGTACCTCAGTAGGATTTTGTGCATTGGCGGCATTAGCCATCAAATGTTCAGGAAACTTCATGACATTTGATTCCTTTTCTTCAGTCAGAGCAGTAGAGCGTTCATATTCTTTACTAAGAGTAAAATCTACCATTTCTCGACCGTGTTCGTCGAGGTCACGGTATTTTTTTATTATCGTTTGCTCTGAGGCATTAAGGCTAAAAGTTTCTAATATTTCTGGTTCATTAGTTAATCCCATCAAATAATCAATAGAAACATGAAAAAAGTCAGAAATCTGTTTTAAAAAAGTATGTCCTGGCTCGGTTGCGCCAAGCTCATAATTTCTAAGCGTATATTTTGAAATTTTAAGCGATTGAGCGAGGGCTTCTCTAGTATAGCCATGTTCTTTCCTTACTTTAATAAGTCGTTCGCCGAAGTTCATACATTCACCTCCCTGCAATTTGATTATATGAAACATATTTCAAAATGTCAACATGAATGTACCTAAAAAAGATACATTTTTTCAAAAAAGTATTGACATGTATCTGAAATAGATGTATAAATATAGTGAAAGGTATCTGAAACAGATACGTCAAAAGAAAGGAGGGGCATCAAATGCTGGTAAATGTCGAGGCTGAAAGAGTAAGAAATCAACTTACCAAAGAAGAATTGGCAGATAAGCTCGGCGTTTCGTTGAAAACCTATTACAACTGGATTAACGAGGAAAGAGATGTGCCAAGCAAAAAATTGAGGCAGATGGCGTTACTTTTTGGAACAAGCATGGATTATCTGTTGAAAGGATGCGCAGGAGTAACAGAAGAGAAAGGAGGGAGTTGATGGAGATAGCTATCACGATAGCGTGCTTTTCTACTCTTATGAATAGCATCTCGCTAATTTGTATTTGTGTGTCGCTGTTATTAAAGAAGAGGAATGACAATTCCGATGATAGCAGGTCCGGAACAAGGAAACTGTGATTATGCAGGGAGGTGAATATGAGTGGAAATGCTTGACTATGGAGATGGAGTTATTGTCTCCAAGAAGTCTATATCTAACATTGCGGATTCTATTATTGATGCAATAAAAACTGAGCTTCCAGAAGAAGCCCAGTGTCCATGCATTATAGAGTCAGTGCTGGAAGATGTAAAAGATATTATCAGGCATAAGAGATTACATTTATAACATCTTTTCGGCGATATCTTGGAGCGCAAAAGAAATTTCTTTTACGTGTTGATCTTTTGTATTAGCTCGCAAATGGAGTGTATCAAAGTTGGCCGCAAGATTAACCGGAATGGTTTCGGTATATATTTTTGACTGGCTTTTATATTCCAGTGATATAACGATCGGATCGATATTTTGGGGAAGGCTAGTTACAACGATCGGATATTGTATGGATTCTCCGGGGCATATTTGAGATCCCACAATATGGCTGAATGGTACATATTCCTCATCGTAGGAAACAGCGGACAAGTCTACGGATGAAGAAAAATTTGTGATTATAGCAGATGACTGACCAAAATTTTTCATAATCAGATATGTGACAGTGCTCGAGAAATATGTTGTCCCGATATATAACGAGATGTATGGTCGGGTAGATTCTTCGATCATGAGGGAGTTCTGACTGAGTGTTTTTACAGAAATCCAGATAGCAACAATGCTTGTGATAAGAGATATGACGATTCCTACTATTTCGATAATATCAGATACAGTTAATGGATATTGCATATTAATCATTCCTTTCATCATTTGATAGGAAGATTATACCAGATTTTTAGAGGAGGTGATAATCGGAATGAGTGAAAAAAGAGAAGAAGATTCTTGATACATTTGAGAAAGTGCTCCCAGACATGACGGAACTCGAGAGGGAAAAACTCCTTTCTTTTGGGGAGGGAATCGCTTTTAAGACAGCAGAGCAGAAAAAGCGGGAGCGCGAAAAAGATGAGGAGGCGGATTAAATGAACTACCCAAAAGACATTATGTCTCGTAAAGCACTTATTGCAATGGGATTTACCGAAGCGTATTTGATGCGGGCGTTTACGACGCCGGGTCAGACGTTTGCTTGGAGAGAAAATCCGTTAAATAAGCATAGTCCGATCATATTTGATACGGCGGGACTCGAAAAGTGGAGACTTGAGGATTGCAAGATGCAGGAGCGAGCGAGGACGATGAGGAAAACAATAGCGTAAAAAGCAAAAAACCGCGTAAGCGGTAGAAAGGAAGGACAAGCATGGAAGAGATTAAATTACCGGCAGTGCCGGAGCTAGCACTGATCTCGATCGAACGGAAACATTATCCGGAAGCGGATCACGAATCAGAGAGGCGGGAGATCCAGTGTAAAAGAAAAGAAAGAGATAACGCTGCAAGAGGGCTGATCGCGGTAACAGTCGCAAGCATGATGTTAAATGCGGTGATGGCTGTGATTATCTATATCTTGCAGGCAGGACCGATCTAAGGAGGAACTTTAAAAATGCAGCTTGAAAAGACGAAACTAAAAAGAGCGCCCATAAATGAGGCGGCAACCTCGGGGCGCTTAGAAAATTAACCATTTTTATATTAACACAAGGAGAGAAAGATGTATATAGGAATTGGACAAGAATCCGGGAAACGTGTTCTCGAAGAAGATGCATTTTCATATGCGTGTGAGCGTATCTTCGCCGGAACCGAGGAAGAGCAGGAGACCGCAATGCAAGTTTTCCGAGAAGCTGAAAACTTCTATCTTGCGGCGCTTACACTTGTAGAGTGGTTCTATTCCGGAAACTGGATAAAGGAGGATGATCCGTGAGCAGACCCAAAATGATCTGCGTATATATTATCCGATATTCTGACGGAACTCTTGCTTGTTGCTCGGAAAGCTACGAAGTGGCGGTAAGAATGGCAGAGGAGCATATCAAAGGAACGGATTTGACATATGTAATTAATTAAATAGGAGGAGAAGAAAAAAAGATGAATGACGTTGTAATGCAGCAGGACGGCGGAATAGTAAGTCGTAATACACAGACAGAAATGATGATCAGCCGGCAGGCGCAGGAGGTGCAGGCGGCTATGGTGATTGCAAAGAGGTTTCCACGGGATGAAGTTGAGGCATTTAACAGGATACTACTGTCTTGTAAAAGAAAATCTCTTGCAGAAAGCGCAATGTATGAATATCCGCGCGGTGGAAGCAAGGTTACTGGACCATCAATCCGGTTGGCAGAGGCTATCGCGCAGAACTGGGGAAATATTGATTTTGGAATCACAGAACTGGAACAGAAAAACGGGGAGTCGCAGGTTATGGCTTATGCGTGGGATTTGGAAACGAACTCCAGACAAACAAAGATTTTCAGTGTTCCGCATGTACGTAGCACTAAAAAAGGTAATGTACCGCTTACTGATCCACGCGACATCTACGAGATGGTCGCAAATCAGGGGGCGCGCCGGTTAAGGTCATGTATTCTCGGAATTATCCCTGGGGATGTTGTTGAGGCAGCTGTTAAAGAATGCCAGAAGACGCTAGTATCAGGGAGTGATAAACCCTTAATCGATCGTGTACGTGATGGAATCCGGCTTTTTGAGGAAAAATTTTCTGTGACCCAGGAGATGATCGAGAAGTATATCGGATGTAAGTGCGAGGCGTTTAGCGAGAATGACATGATTCGGCTGAATAATGTATATCGTTCGCTTCGTGACGGAATGGCAAGCCGTGAACAGTACTTTGATCTTCCGGCTCCGGGAGTCAGTGAAGCGGGTAGTGAGGTGCAGGATCCATTTTCCGGAAAGCCAGAGAGTGATGGGAAGGAAGGGGCAAAGAGAGGCGTGAAGAAGGATGAAGAGAAAGATAAAGCTGAGTCAGAATAATTACTATTCTTTGGAAGCTGACAGTCAGTATTTTTCAGTATCGCAATATAAGGATTTCATGAAATGCGAGGCTATGGCTATGGCAAAGATTCGCGGGGAATACAAACCCGCGATGACGCGTGCCATGCTAACCGGTTCTTTTGTGGATTCTTATTTCGAAGGAACTTTAGATTCATTTATAAATGAGCATCCGTCTGTGTTTACACAAAAGCAGGAGCTACGCAGTGAATTTAAGAAAGCGAATGAAATCATTGCACGAATAAAGCAGGACGATACATTCCTGCGTTTTATGTCAGGAGAAAAGCAAAGAATTATGACCTTCGAACTGTTTGGGTATCTGTGGAAGATGAAGATGGATAGCTACCTTCCCGGGATCTGCATTACTGATTTGAAAGTAGTGCAGAAGTTCCGAACTCTTCCACTGTGGCGATATGACCTGCAAGGGGCGGTTTATCAGAAAGGTGTACAGCTGGTCACTGGCGAGCTGCTCCCTTTTTATCTTGCGGTTGCAACAAAGGAGAAGGTCGTTGATCTGGATATTTTTCAGATCACGCAGCCGGTTCTTGATGTGGCACTTCTGGAAATTAGACAAAACATCGATCATTACGCGCAGGTAAAAGCAGGAGAGGAGCCACCTGCCAGCTGCGGTGTGTGTGATTATTGCAAAAGTGTAAAACATGCAAAACTCAGAAATTACAGCGAATTACTGGAGGGATTGAATTGAAATTGATTAAGATTTTAAATGATAAAGTGCAGATCCGAACGGATCAGGAAGAATTTGAAAGCGTTCGTATCAATGACCTGATTGCAATATCGGATGGAGCAGTAGAACTGATCACAATGGTGACATCGGTAACAGATAACGATGCGGAAGCTACAATCGGAGACGATGATTTTATTCTCGGTGGGACAAGCATCAAGGTTGTTGAGTGCTCGATCATTGGCAGTGTACGGAGCGGAAAGTTCACCAAGGCACTGGAGCGGTATCCGACAACCGATATCGTCGCAAGAGAGATCAGCGCAGAGGATTTCGCGTCCATGATCGGCCATACAAACGAGAGCGGTTTCTGCGTCGGAAGGTATTCGTCATACGGCTGTCCCGCGTGGGTGGACGGGAATAAGTTCTTCCAACGGCACGCCTGCATTGTCGGAAACACGGGATCCGGGAAGTCGGAGACGGTTGCGAAGATCCTCGAAGAGACAAGCCGGCTTCCGGGGGCAAATATCATCGTATTTGACATTCACGGCGAATACCGGAATTTATCCTATGCGCGGAACATTTCTTTCGACCTGAGACATCCCTTCCCGGTCTGGCTGTTTGGTTTTTCCGAAATGGCATCAAATATCCTGAAAGTCAAGGAAGAGAGTGCCACGGTTGCAATGGCTGCGCTTCGAAAGGTTTACAACTGTATATGCCCGGACGGGAATGAAGGAAAGCCGGTCTATTTCAGTTATGAGGAACTGCTTGCCGGATTGCGGGAACTGAATGAGGAACAGGTATCCACCGGGGAATTCTACAAGACGGGTGCCAGCGCGGGGCAGGAGAAAAAGGTCAAGGGAGAATATAACGGCCGGCTCCACAGCATCATCAGCGCAATGGAATCGAAGGAGAACGATGCAAGACTTTCGTTTCTGTTCGAAGAAAGGCGGCAGGATTATCTTGCGGAATTGATGGATGAGATCCTTTCGAACGACAAGCCGGTAAAGAATATTGATCTGTCGAACATCCCGCATGATATCGCACTCCCGATCATCGGGGCAGTAACGAAGCTCGTGTACGGGGTGCAGCAGACCTTTAAAAATGCAGAGATATCGCCGGTGACACTGGTATGTGATGAAGCCCATGTATATATACCAAACAATTTCCAGCTTTCCGCCTCGGAGCGGCGCATGGTCGAAATCTTCGAAAATATCGCAAAGGAGGGGCGCAAGTTTGGCATGACTTTATTTGTTGCGAGCCAGCGCCCTTCAGAATTAAATAAGACCATCATAGCGCAATGCGCAAACTTTATCGTATCAAAATTGAACAATGAAACGGATAAATCTATGGTTAAAGGTATGCTGCCGGATGGAAACGAAGATATCATCGATTCCACGACCACGTTCAGCCCGGGGGACGTCCTAATCATTGGGGACGCAGTTCCAATCCCTTTAAAGATCCGGGTCGGGCTTGCAAAAGAACGCCCGCAGTCCAGGACAATCGATTTCTGGGATGTATGGAAAAACGGAACGGGGCCGGATGTGGCGGAAGGAATTGAAAGATATATGAATTCATAGAGAAAGGAGTAACGGATTATGAAACACATTAACATTGAGCAGTTCTCAAACGGGGAGCTGACCCAGCAGATCAATCGAGAGATGGAGGCGGTGGCGAGAAACATCGCGGATCCGAATACAGAGGCGAAGACAGCTCGGAAGATTACTGTGACAATCACCATGAATCCGAATGAACAGAGGGATTTTATTACGACCAGCATCACAACGAAGTCTGCGCTGGCACCGACGCTTGGAGCGGTGACTGCTCTCGGCATCCGGAAGGACCTGAAGAGCGGAGAAATCGAAGTTGGAGAAATCGGAAATCAGATTCCAGGGCAGATGTCTATGGAAGATGTGGCAGTACAACAGCCGACCGTACCGGTGCATGAGGTTGATAGCAGAACCGTTAATACAGAGACAGGAGAGATTATTGAGTCTGCAGGAAATAATGTAGTAGATTTGAGAAAGGCAAGAGAAGCATAAGGAGGATAAGAAAGATGTTTGAAGGATTAAAAGAAGCATTGCAGTATGTGAATGGATTAAAAGAAGAGAGTATGCAGCCGATTGTGACAGAGATTGCAGGCAAGACCTATTGCAACAAGGATCTTGAGAGATATGGTATGGAAGATATGGCAAGAGCTATCCATGTAAACACGTTGTCTGCGATGGTAGATTACATTACTGGAAAGAAGGAAGAGCTTAGGGAGAAGATGATCTTACATATCATAAGTCCTAAAAAAGTAGAATTATACTCTGGTCTTCTTCCAGAGCGTCAGAGAGAGACTCTTTTTATATGTGATGCCATTGTAAATGAGTTTAGATTTGATAATTACTATGATCAGGAACGCTTTTTAATTGAATTGCAAGCGAACTTTGTGGAGAACGATGACCTGAAACTGATTATGCAGGTTGCAGGAAATATTCAGGCGGGAACAACAGCAGGTTATTCAGATGATGGAATTTCACAGAAAACAACGATCAAGACCGGCGTACAGCGTGTCGATGTACAGGTGCCGAATCCAGTGAGTCTAATTCCGTACAGGACATTTGCCGAAATCGATCAACCATCCAGTCTTTATGTATTCCGCGTTAAGGATGACGTAAATGGCGCTCCTATGTTCAAGCTTGTGGAGGCAGATAACGGACTTTGGAAACACGCAGCAATGCTTAAGATAAAGGATTACTTTGAGCATGCACTTCCGAGTGCATACAAGGAAGATTTGACAATCATTGCGTAATCGCGCTATCTCCTAAGAATTATGATAGATGTCACATGTAACTTGTAAACTATGGTTTCATCGGTGTCGGTCTTTGTTGCTGGCACCGAGGAAAGGAGAAGGAGCGTGCAGTCAGTTACATTTCATGTACCCGGAAAACCTCAAGGAAAAGCCAGGGCGCGTACTGTTTACAATGCTCATCTGAAGCATTGTGTTTCGTATACGCCAGAGAATGATATGCTGTATGAGAACTTGATCAAGACAATGTATATGCAGGTATCCAATGGAATCCGATTTGAAAAGGAAACGCCGGTTACACTTCGGATCATAGCAAGGTTTGAGCCTCCGAAGAGTGCATCGAAAAAGCGCCAACAGCAGATGCTCTCCGGGGATATTCCACCATTGAAGAAGCCGGATATTGATAATATTGTAAAGGTTGTTGCAGATGCACTGAACGGAGCAGCATATCACGATGATACGCAGATCGTATTCACGATCGCGAAGAAAGCCTATTCCGCAGTGGAAGGGTTGGATATTACAGTTGAGGAATATACAGACGGAAGGTAGGTGACAGCATTGGCCAGACCAAAGAAGAACGGCCTGTCATACTTCCCTCTGGACGTGGATTTCTTCGAGGATCCCAAAATAAAGATACTGAGAGCCCGATATGGACGGGACGGTATCGTGTTTTACATCTATCTGCTCTGCGAGATCTATAAGCAGGGATACTACATACAGGTAGACGATGATTTTGAGTACATTATTTCGGATGATCTGAAAATGGATCAGAATAAGGCGAAGCAGGTCTTGAACTTCTTGCTGTCACGGTCACTGTTTGATAACACACTTTTTCAGTCGGACAAGGTCTTGACCTCTGCCGGGATACAGAGGAGATTTCAGCTTGCGGTAAAGGAGCGTGCAAGGAAAAATCCGATTGAAGTCGGGAGGTTCTGGCTTCTGAAAAAAGAAGAAACAGAACCTTTTATTAAATGCACTCATTTTACAGGTTTTTCCAAGAAAATAGACAGTTTTTCCGGGAAAAACAGCGGTAATTCACCGGAAGAATCCCTAAAGAAAAGTAAAGTAAATAAAAGTATATATAATACTGGATTTTCACCGGAACTGGAACGTGCTTTTCAGATTTATCTTGCTGTCCGTAAGAGCAATTACGGAGAAATTCCGAACGAACAGATCCAGGCATTAAAGGATGATCTATTGAACTTAAGCGATAAGGAAGAAGAGCGGATAGCCATCGTAAAAAAGGCAACAGCCAGTGGATGGAAGTCTTTCTATAGGACTGAGAAGAAAAGGGAGAGTTTCAACAGAGCAAAAGGAAAAGTGAAAGACAATAATAATTTTGAGCGTCGGAAGTATGACATGGATGCGCTCGAAAGGAGCCTTCTTGAGTACAGAAACACGATAGATGAACACGGCGGCTGATAAGTGCGCAGAAGAAACTTGCGATGTGAAAGGGGATGTACGAATGGCAAAGAAGATAAATGACTATATGGCCGGCCGAGAAGACGGTCTGCTGATGGCGCTGGACATCGTGAAGAAGGGCGGAGTTGAGGCGCTAGAGAAAGAGATCAGCTTCCGAAACGTGACCGGGATCCGAACACCACTTGCGAAGAAAGATCTGGATAAGGCCACAATGAAGATCAAGGAGCAACTGCTTGACACAGTTACAGTGCTTTCGGTGGCAACGTTGCATGACGAGTACGGATTCGGGGCAACGCGATGCCAGAGATTCATCAAGAGGTTTAATTTTAAGGCAGAATGTCTGATGGATGATATGGCAAGCTGGGACGACTACATAAAGGCGATTCGGGAGGAGCTTGGGATCGAGATGGTGATTCGGAAGAATGATCAGAAATGAGGTACAGGGATGGAGAGATTGACAGAACGTCACTGCGGGGTGGCAGTGATCGAGGATAAGAATCGATTGTCGGAAGCGATGGAGCTTCTGGCACGATACGAGGAAACAGGACTGACGCTGGAGCAGGTTCGGGAGCTGAAAGAGCGATATGCGGCGAAAGAACCCGTACAGACAAGATATGGAATGGTTTGCCCTGCGTGTGGGAGCATGGCATTTCCGTGGAACCGGTTCTGCGATGAGTGCGGACAGAGGTGGTTTGATGATTGCCCGAAGATGGAAGAGGAGGAAAGTCAATGAATATACTAGAGAAGATTTTGGAAGAGATATTGCAATACAGAAAAGATAATAATCTGCTTGCTGGCAAGCAAGTTGTGGAAATCGAAAGAATCATCCGCTCCCACATGGATGAAATGAATAATGATGGTTGGATTCCGGTAGAAGAGAGGCTTCCGGAAAACGAAAGAATGGTTTTGGTAACATGTCAAACCAAAAAGGGGATTAGGAGTACAAACAGGGCATATTATGACGGTGCATTTTGGCACGGAAGCGGTTCGATGTCAAGTGTAACCGCATGGCAACCTCTTCCGGAACCGTACAAGGACGAAGAGAAATGCTGAGAAAGACCAAAACAAATGAACCAAGCGCTGCCGCACTGATCCGGGCGCAGGGAGAGCAGATTCGGCGGGAGACAGCGTGGGAATATTTACAGAGACGATGTGGATTAAGGGGTGATGCGGGTGGAGATAACAAAGGAACTGCTGAGTACATACCGGAGTAAAAAGGATGAGATTGTAGAATTAGATTGGATGCTCAACAACCGATGGCGGAGCGAGACTATGATAGGGAATGATGTAATCTTTGACTACAGTAAGGGATATCCGATGCCACAGTCGGTAGTTGGATTCGACCAGGAAAAGTATGATCGGGCGCAGGAACGGGATCTGAGAAAGAAGAAAGAGCTGGAGCAGGAATGTGTGGAGCTGGAAGCATGGGTGGAGGAGATACCTGACAGTCGTACAAGACGGATCTTCCGGATGTGCTTCATAGAGGGGCGCAGACAAAAGGATGTGGCTAAGGCAGTGAATTTAGACAGAAGTCGCATAAGTAGAAAAATTGATGATTATTTGAAAAACGCACACAAAGCACAAAACGCACATGTATAATAATACTTGAGCCGGAAGGCGGAAAGCCGGATGGCTCTCCCCCCTACTCTTGCATAAACCAAGTAAAGACGTCCTGCATTTGCGGGGCGTCTTTTGTTTGCGTATCAGATGAAAAATGTTATAATATCCTCATATACTAATGAGAAGGAAAGATGTAAGGTGAAAGAAACATTGAAAAACGCAGTTGATTTTTGGAAAAGCTTTTGGTGGAAATTACTTGCATTTGTTTTGAGTGGTAGTATCGCTGCATTATTTATAGCAAGCTTCTGTTTGAAAGAAGAATTAAGTCTGTCAGTTATGAATGAGTGGGTAAGTCTTGTTGTTGGAATGGCAGCGCTTATTTTAGGTATTATTTCCCTGATTCTAAGCTTTTATAATGTTGAACAGTCAAATGAAGTACAAAAAGAGACTATTGAAATTATGAATGAGGTTAAAAGCGATATAGAGGAAAAGCTGTCTGAATTGCGGTTAGATATGAATAGGCAGTTTTCTGATATGAAAAATGCCGGATATCGGGGAACAGAGAAATCTTTTGAGGGAGATATAAAAACTGGAGAGTATACCCGAAAATGGGAGGAGATAAAATGAGCAAGTATTTGAATAGTCTTAATGCCGGTATGTTTATTTGTGATGGATACAAAGAAAGAGATGGAAAAATCACAGAACTGATTGGAATGAAAGACAATTTAAGTCTGAATTCAAACAATACGGTTGATTTTTCTTTTATTTGTAATGTTGATTTTGTAGAATTTGAAATACCGAAGAATGGAGGAGAATTATCATTCCGGTTTTATATAAGAACGCTAGGAGGAGAACCGTCATACATTCTTCCCTTTTTCATTGCACAACTTGGATTGATAAAAAATAATGAGGGGGTAATAACACATAGATTTCCAATTATGATGGACGTAAAAGAATTTGAATTCCCTCGTAGAGGAAGATATGCAATAGAAGTTTACAAATATTTTGGAAAGATTGATATGAAAGTGGAAGAAGAAAACAGAGACTTCTATAGAAAACCTGAAAATTTTATTAATGCAATAGTGTTTGAAGTTGTGTAAAAGAGCACCCTCCGGGGTGCTTTTCTAATGCGAAATTTTAAGTAGAGGAAGGTGGTGAGCCCGGATGACAAAAAAGCAGAAAAGATTTGTAGAAGAATATTTGATTGACCTGAATGCCACTCAGGCAGCCATTCGGGCGGGGTATTCTCCGACCACGGCAAAAGAGATCGGATGTGAAAACTTAACAAAACCTAACATTTCAGAAGCAATCGCGAAAGCAATGGCGGAACGTTCGCGGAGGACAGGGGTTAATCAAGATCGTGTACTTCAGGAGTTGGCCAAAATTGCATTTGCAAAGATTACGGACGCAGTGGATCCGAAAACAGCAACCGTGAGGGAAGATGCCTCCGAAGATGATTTGGCTTGTATTCAGTCGATTAAAATAAAACCGAATGAGTACGGAACAGAAAGAGAAATCAAAATGTATGACAAAAGGTCTGCGTTAGTGGATCTTGGAAAACATCTTGGATTATTTAATTCCGATAAGGATCAGGAAAAGCCGATTCAGATCACTTTTGTGAAGGCGAGTGAGAAGCAAGATGGCGAATAATATTGATTTTGCATTAAATGATCATTTCTATGATTTTGTGGATGACTGGAACTATAAATTTTATTTTCTAGTCGGCGGTTATGGAAGTTCTAAGAGTTATCATGTGGCCGTAAAACTGATTAAAAAATTGCTTGAAGAGAAACGAAAAGCTTTGGTTGTCCGAGAGGTCTTTGATACGATCAGAGACTCTTGTTATGACCTTTTGCAAGAAGTTGCTGAAGCTATGGGAGTTGATGGCTATTTGACGTTTACATCATCGCCGATGCAGGTTAAGTTTAGCAATGGCAGCAGAATTATTTTTAAAGGGATGGATAAACCGGCAAAATTAAAATCCCTGAACGGTGTATCCATCGTATGGATTGAGGAGTGCTCAGAAGTGAAATATGCAGGATTTAAGGAGATACTCGGACGTTTAAGACATCCGACTCTAAGCAATCATATCATTCTATCAACAAACCCGGTCAGCAAAGGAAACTGGTGTTATAAATATTTCTTTCAGGACAAAAAGAAGAAAGTATTTGTTTTAGATGATGAGAAACTATATAAAGAGCGAACTGCAGTTGTCGGGAACACGTACTATCATCACAGTACTGTTGACGACAATTTTTTTGCGCCTAAAGAGTATGTGGAGCAGCTGGATGACTTGCAAACACATGACCCGGATCTGTACCGTGTGGCAAGAAAAGGGAGATTCGGAGTAAACGGAACGCTCGTGTTCCCACAATTCGTAGTAGAACCTGCAAATCAAGTAGAAAAGGAAATGAAAGCAATTAGGACCCCGCTCGAAAAAAACGGAATGGACTTCGGCTTTGTTACATCCTATAACGCCGCACTTCGGATGGTCGTGGATCACGACGAGAAAATTTTATATATTTACCGAGAATATTACAGCCGGAATAAAACAGATCCGGAGATTGCGGAAGATATGGAAGACTGGAAGGATATTGTGATCAAAGCTGATTGCGCCGAGCCGAAGGCGATAAAGTATTACAAACAGTCAGGCTTCCGAATGAAAGCATGTAAAAAGTTCAAGGGCAGCAGGGCGATGTACACAAAGAAAGTAAAACGATTTAAAAAGATTGTGTGTTCCGATGCCTGTCCGAATACGATCGATGAGCTTCAGGACTTGACCTTTGCGGTAGATAAAGATGACGAAATCATCGAAGATGAATTTAATATCGATCCACATACATTATCGGCTATCTGGTATGCTCTGGACGATTACGAGGTTTCGGACTTAAAAGGCGGCGGATTAAGAACACTTGGAACGAGGTGACAAGGTGAAAATAAAAGAATTATGGAACAAAATCAGAAAGGGCGTGAAAGCGGGAATGGCAGCGGCAACAGAGAGCAACGTACTTACGGACAACAGAGTTGTAAGTATGATAGAGAAATTTAAAACTTCGGGAAAATATAAGTTGATGCAAGAGGGGGAACGGTACTATCAGGCGGATAACGATATTAAGAACCGAAAAATTACAAGGAAAGTAGACGGGCACAAAGAGGAAGAGACGTGGAGGGCGAACAATAAACTTGCTCATGCGAAGTATAAAATTCAGGTAGATGAGAAAATCGCATATTTGCTCACAAAGCCGGTTACATACAAAACAGACGGAGTAGATAAAAACAATGTTTATGTCGAAAAGATTAAATATGTGTTAGGGAAACACTTTCAGTATCAACTTACACAACTCGGATATGAAGCATCAAACAAAGGGATTGGATGGTTGCATGTATATCTTGATCCGGAAGGAGAGTTGAAAACAATCGTGATCCCGGCGGAGCAGTGCATTCCGTACTGGTCGGACAGAAGCCATACAGAACTGGATGCCATGATCCGTGTATACAATACGACGGTATGGCAGTATAACCGAGAGAAAAAGATTACGAATGTAGAAATTTGGACAAAGGACGGCGTAAAATATTACCGTTTAGAAGGACAAATGCTCGTCTACGATAACGATAAAAGTATGGATGCAGGCGGACCCGTAGCGCATTATAAAAGTGTAGAGGAGTGGAAAACGTGGGGGAAAGTGCCATTCATTCCGTTTAAAAACAATCAGATCGAAATGCCGGACATCAAATTTGTAAAGAGCTTAATTGATGGCTATGATTTAGGGCGCAGTGAAGCGGCGAACTATATGGAAGAGGTCAAAAATCTGATATTTGTCTTAAAGGGGTATGGAGGTCAAGATCCATCAGATTTTATAAAACATCTCAATGAAGACAGAGCAATTTTGATCGACGACACAGAAGATGCAGGCGTCGATACGCTTACGCCACAAATGGATATTACTGCATTACGAGAGCACTACGAGCAGTTAAACCGCGATATTGTAGAGAGTGGGCAATCGGTAAATAAAGACTTGGACAAATTCGGATCAGCGCCGTCCGGCGTGGCTTTGAAATTTATGTACAGCAGTCTTGACCTTAAATGCAATCTTATGGAAACGGAGTTCAGCAGAGGGTTTGAAATGCTATTGTATTTTGTGGATCTGTATTTGCAGATTTCCGGACAGGGAGATTACGAAAAGATTGATGTAGAGTTGGTCTTTAACAGAGATATGGCGATAAACGAGGCGGAGCAGATTCAAAATTGTAGTAATTCGCAGGGGATTATATCGGATGAGACACTGATCGCGCACCATCCTTTTGTGTCTGATGTGGAAGAAGAACTGGAAGCGTTGAAAAGGCAAAAGGAAGCATATAGTCCGTCGTGGGATCAAGCGCCGATTGTAAAGGATGTAGGAAATGGAGAAGAATAGTGAATACTGGGAGAAGAGACTTGCGTCGGAAACGTGGAAAACTTACAACTCACTGGAAGAAAAGAACCGGGAATTGTTGGAGTTCTATATCGATGCAAGTGAAAGTGTAAAAGATGAGCTCTATCGGCTGGCCGAGAAGTACAGCAAGGATGGGGTTCTTTCTCTTTCTGATATGCATAAACAGAACCGTCTCACAGAATTGAACGGAAAGTTTGAAAAGATCATAGAGGATCTTGGGCATTCAACGGAAGCATTTGCGAAGAAAAACATGCAGGACGGATTTCAAAAAGTGTATGCAGATACGGCGGAAAACATGGGAGATATTGATTTTTCGATGCCCAACAAAAAGCTAATGGAGAAACTGATGGAGACCCCGTGGAGAGGAGACACATTCTCGAAAAGGCTGTGGAAAAATCAAAAGAAACTGGCAAATGCCCTGAATGATATCTTACTTGTAGGATTGCAGCAGGGAAAAACAGCGGTTGAAATCGCGATTATGCTCCATAACCGTATGGGACAAGGGTTTAATGAGTGCCACAGACTTGTCCGGACGGAAACGATGCATTATTTGAATGATGCGACCTTGCAGCGTTATAAAGACGCAGATGTTAAGTATGTGCAGATTTTAGCAGCAAAAGATGAAAGAACATGCGATATTTGTGGAGGATATCACGAAAAGATCTATCCGATCGAGAAGTGTATTCCCGTTCCGCTACATGCGAATTGTAGGTGCACGATCATCCCAGCGACGGATGAGAAATTGATTGCAGAGTATGAGGAAAAGGGTGGAAGGATAGCGTCGGGAAAACATATTGATATACATGAAAAAAGTGATACAATTAAATCAAAGAATACGATTGCTGATTTGAATAAAGAGATTGCCAGATTACAAAATAAGCAGAAAAAGTTATCAAATTGGGGAACATATGATGAGATTATAGCTGATTTTGGTTCTATAGATGATTTCTTTGATGAGGATGATCCTAAAGGAAATCTGTTTAAATCTATTCAGCAGAAAATTGTAAGTTTGAAAAACAGTAAAAAGGAAAAGATTATTGATGACATAGTAAACAATGTTAAGCAAACAGAAAAAATGAATATAACAGATGCTGTGAATGCTAATCCAAATTTTTCTAAAAATTCAGCTTACAAAAATAATTGTCAGCGGTGCGTTCAAACGTATGAATTAAGGCGGAGAGGGTACAATGTGATTGCAAAACCACAGATGGGAAAGGGAGATTCTGTTTGTTGGGGATCTGAACTTTTTGTTCCGAAAGGAACAAAACCATCCTCAGTTTATACTTTTAAACAGACCGAAAAAAATATAAAAGAGGAATTATATTCTGCACCGGATGGAGCTAGGTACAGTATTTATGTAGCATGGAAGAATAGTAACTACGCACATGTTTTTATTGCTGAAAAGAAGAATGGTATAATTCATTTTATAGATCCGCAATCAGGAAATACTAATGTTGAATCATATTTTCAATTGGGCAAAGCGAGAAGTTTTGGCTTTTATAGGTTGGATGATAAAGAAATTGTTGCTGACAAGGAAACTGTTGCAAAAATTGTGGAGGTAAATTAGCAATGACGAAAGAGCAAGCAAGAAAAGTGTTGGATATTTTTCTAAGTGAAGACGAAGATGTGGCAGAGGTGATTTCAATAAAATACCTCCATGAAAGATATGGCGACCACTATTTTGAATTGAAAACAAAAGTGACAGAAGAAAATAAAATTTTACCGAATGGAGTGGAAAATGATGGATTGTCAATACTAATGGTATGCGAAGACGGAAATGTTCTTGCGCTTCCGATGTAAATCAAACGAAAAATTCAAAAAATTATGGTTACAAATTAATTTACTTTTAAAGATGGAGAGAGGATTCCGAATGAATCAAAAGAACTCATCAAAAAATACATATATCCTTGGAGGAAGTAGTTTTTCACTTCCCAAATGCATGCTATGTGATAATTTTATAGAGGATGACGATAAAGAAACTATGCGATGCAAAGCATTCCTAGAGGTATTCCGTCCACAGTGATATGGGAGCCATACGAAAAGGAATGTAATCATGGAATAAGATTTGAAGAAAATGAGTAGACATCACCGGTCGAATACGATTGGTGGTATTTTTATATCCAGAAAGCAGGAAAGGAGGAAGTACTATGAAAGCAGTATGCGTTAAAAGTTATTATGACAAGCAGCTGAAGAGGAAAGTGACGGTAGGCGATGAATTGGAGCTGACAGATGAGCGGTTTAAAGAGTTGTCTACGACAAGTAACGACGCAAAGATAGCGCTTGTAAAAGCAAAGCCTGAGAAAAAGGCGACTGTAAAGAAAGGATAAGGTAATCCTGAATATCTCCCTGCTCCGGGTTACAGAGCGCACGAAGCATCCGCAAGGGTGCTATTTTTCTACCCTTTTTTATAGGTTGCAGGGTATAAAGAACAACGGTACATCCCAGTACCGGGAGAGCCGGTATAAAAATCTATGGAGGTAAAGAAAATGGAGTGGTTACAGAAAATTTTATCAAATGCGGTTTATGGAGCGGATGGGAAGCTGGATGTAGAGGCTACCATGAAAAAGGTGAATGAGGAAGCGCCAAAGCATATCATACCGAAAGAGCAGTATAACGGAAAGGTAAAGGAACTTGAAACTGCAAATAAAACGATCGGGGATCTGAAAAAGAACAATGCAGATAACGGGGAGCTTCAGAAGACGATCAAAACGCACGAAGGAACAATCAAGCAGTTGAAAGCTGACCATGAGAAAGAGATTAAAGGCATGAAGATCGATGCGGCAATCAATAAGGCACTTGCGGATAACAATGCGAAACACGCGGAATTGCTGGCAGGGAAAATTGACCGTGAAAAACTGATCGTTTCGGATGATGGAACAGTTTCAGGACTGGACGAGCAGATGAAAGGCTTGAAGGAAAGCTATAAGGATCTGTTTAATCCTGTTTTGTCGGGAAGAAATCCGGCAAACCCTGACGGAGGTGGTTCAGGGGTAACGGCATTTGATACACTTGTGCAAAACGCCGACAGCATGACAGCCGAAGAAGTGGCGGCACAGTTTGCGGCGATGGCAAAAGAATAAGAAAGAGAGGATGAAAGAATATGGCAGCAGATAATTTTAAACCTACCCTTTGGGAGGGAGCGCTTCTTGCGAACTTCCATTCCGTATCGATTGCGGATGTATTGGCAACAAAACCGGCAGAAATCAAAGGACAGAAAGTTATTTTTAACCGGGTTGCAGGAGGAACACTGAAAGATTATACAGGGACTGTGAACTGGGACGATATCGACACAACGCCGGTAGAAATGACATTTGACAAGAAAAAATATTTTGCGTTTGCACTGGACGATGTGGATAAGGTGCAGTTAAAAGCAGATCTTTTGTCGGCGACAACGAAAGAACATGCGGCGGTCCTTGCGGAGACGTACGATAAAGACTTTTTCGCGGCGTTGTTGGCAGGGACAAAACTTCTGATCGGAAGCTCCTCTGCGAAGAAGAAAGTAACTGCGGCAAGCGCATATGATTACATCGTAGATCTTGGAACGATGCTCTCCAAGAAGAAAGTTCCGAAAGTCAACCGTTTCGTGACGGTAAATGCGGACTATCTCGGATTACTGTCCAAAGATAAGCGCTTCACGGCAAACCCGAAAGTGTTAGAAAATGGAGTGGTAGAAGGCCAGACAATCAACGGCATGCAGGTGATGTGTTCCGAGGAACTTCCGGCAAATGTCATTATTGCAAACCATAAATCTGCGATTGGTGCGGCGAAACAAATCAATGAAGTGGAAGCGATGCGCTTACAGAATAAGTTCGCAGACGGAATCCGCGGATTATGTGTGTACGGCGATAAAGTACTCCGTGACGATGCAAGTGCAGCATTATATTTTGAAGTCGGAACAGCAGCCGATGCGGATCCGATCAACGTCAAGATCACAAACGATACAAAGAGTCCGGTAAACACAAAAGAGGTACCAGCCTAGAGGGGGAGTAACCCCTCTCTTTTTGAGGTGATGAAGAATGGAAAAAAAGATTTTAAAGGAATTGTTGAAGCGGCCGGGAATGTCTGAACAAGACTGGGAGCTTTTGGAAGACATGATTCACGACAGCATCATCGACATGCGGAGTTACTTAAATTATGAGGATGAAGAGTCGCTGCCGGAGGGGGTAATTCCGGCTGTAAAAGAACTGACGCTGATCCGTTTTAATAAAGACGGAGTCGAGGGAATTGCAAGCGAATCCCAAAGCTTCGGCGGAAGTACGACATATATGGATTCTCTGTCGGATCAGGTAAAGCGAACGATCAGAAGATATAGAAGATTACCGAGGTGAGATATGTCAATTAACAGAGATATGAAACCGTATCGGCTGCAGAAAGAAGAAACTGTCAGAACTCCATCCGGGGCAGAAAAACAGAAATGGGTTGATATGGGCGAGGTAAAAGCTGCCGTTTACAAAAAAAACGACATGAAGGTGGCCACATCTGCGACTTATCTGGAATCGACACATATAGGACTGACGCGCTGTAAAAGTATCAAAGCAGAGGGATACCGCCTTGTAAAAGACGACGTTGTCTATCGGATTATAGAATGTAATCCGCAGGGACGCATGACGAATCTTCTGTTGAAGGTGGTGGAGTGATGGCAGATAATGACGATTTTGTTCAAAGTATCCGGGACGCAACGGCAAAGATTGCTTTGGACATGGAGAAGAAAGTGTCGCAGGCATGTCTTGTAGTGGAAGGCGAGGCGCGTCAGCTTTGTCCGGTCGATCAAGGTCATCTTAGGGCGTCGATCACAAGTGAGACGGAAATCACAGCAGACGAAATTATCGGCAGGATTGGGAGCAATTTGGAATATGCCCCCTATGTGCACAACGGTACAGGAATTTACGCTGTAAACGGAGACGGAAGAAAGACGCCGTGGGTGTATGAAGTGAAAGCAGGAAAATACAAAGGGATGCATTTTACGGTAGGACAGAGACCGAAACCGTTTTTGTCATACGCCATTATCTACAATGTGGCACAGATTGAGAAAATACTCGGAGGTTGATATGGAGATTAGTATTAAAAACTATATCGAAACGGAGATTCCGAAACTGTCGGGCAAATTATATCCGGTTTTTACAACAGTGTTAGACGACTTAAGTGTAGTTTATACATTTACCCCGATATCCGGCGGACATGTAAAGCAGAGTCAGCTTGAGTTAAAGATTATGCACCGGGATTATGATACTTGCAAAGATACAGAAGTGAAATTGAAAGATCTGCTAGATATGGAAGAAGATGATCCTTATATTACAACGGGGAATATTCGTTTTCATTCCGCCATAGCGGGCGGAGGAACAATATTTAACGAAGGGTGTCAAATGTTTGAAGATACCCTGTACTTTATCATTGATTGGAGGAAACGTAATGAAAAACAATGACGAAATTTTAATCGGAGCGTGTGATGTGTATATGTATGAATTTACCGGAACGGAGATCCCGGAACACGCGACCATTGAAACAGAAGAACATGATGTCGGGCATTGCTCTTCTGGGTTTACCGTAAATTATAAGCCGACAAAATACGATGTGAAAAATCAGTATGGACAGATTGTAAAGTCTGCGATCACAGAAGAGGCGATCTCGGCAAAGACGGGAGTTTTATCGTGGAATCTTGCGAATATGTCTCTCTTATCCACCGGAGTCTACACGGAAGATAAGGAAGGAAAGAAAAAAGATCTGATTTTTACCGGGGACGGAAAGGCATTAAAAACAGTTTTGCTTAGGGCAGTACACACAAAGGAGAACGGAAAAAAGATTCGTTTTACGATGATCGGACAGGGCGGATCGGGATTTGCAATCGCGTGGGAGAACAAAGAGGTAACGATCGATGCAGAATTAACAGCGATCAAGAAAGTAAAAGGTTTTCTTGCAAGTTTTGAAGAAGAACTTACGGATGAAGAAGCGGCGGCGATTGTCGCGGCATAGGAGGGTGCAATAAGGTGTTAGATTTAGATCAATACATGAACAATTCCGTGAAAATAAAGCTGTTTGGGAAAGAATATGATGTATTCGAGCCGACAGTCGGAATGATTTTAGAAATGGATCGGTTAGAGGCAGATCTGTCCGAAGACAATGTATATGAAAAACGGATCGATGCATGCTTGCTCCTGATAAATCATAACAGGCAGGGCAGGGAGTTTACGGCGGATGAGATAAAAAAACTCCCGCTAGAAGCAGTTGTCCGTTTGATTGCGGAAGTATCAGCGCTGCGGCTGAAAGCAGATACAGACCCAAACTCCGAATCCCAGTTCCGGAAGGAGAAATCGGAAAAGCAATCTGCGAAAAGTATTTCCCGACAGAGAACTGGGAAAGAGAATACAGCCTAAAAACAGGAATTATAAAAAGAATAAGTCAGTATACAGGACTGAATTTCCGTGAGGTCTTGGAATTGCCTTATTCTTTTTTCTTGCTCCTAAATCGGGAAAGTTGGATTGCAAGCTATCAATCTTATAAAGACGGAAGAGAAATTTTGAAAAATTTGTGGAGATTGCAGCAGACGGAAGCGGATGAGGATGCGATCCATAAATTTACGGGAGGGAGACAGAAATGGCAGGAAGCATAAAATTAGCCCCTCTTTTAACAGAGATTAAAGTCGATATCGAAAACTTTAAAAGCGATATGGAGAAAGCGGCTGCAATCGGAACAAGTGAAGCAAAGCGAATCGGAAAGGAAATGGAAACGACGGCAAAAGTCGGAGAAAAATTTTCCAAAGCAGGCGATCTGTTGACGAAAGGCTTGACACTTCCGATCGTGGGCGTAGGCGCTGCAACGACAAAAATGGCGGTTGATTTCGAGAGCAGCTTTGCAAAAGTAAGTACACTTCTGGATTCAAATGTCGTAGATTTTACGCAGTACAAAAATGAGCTTCTTGATGCAAGCAACGAAACGAAGGTGGCGGTGGATGAATTTTCGGAAGCTGTTTACTCTTCTATTTCTGCTGGAGTGGATCAAAAAGAAGCGATCCAGTTCACGACGGATGCGATGAAACTTGCAAAAGGCGGTTTTACAGACGGAGCGAAAGCAGTAGACGTCCTCACGACGGCGATTAATGCGTATGGACTAGAAGCGAGTGATGCCACGAGAGTATCCGATTTATTGATCACAACGCAGAATTTGGGTAAAACAACGGTGGACGAACTGGCGTCAAGCATGGGAACAGTGATCCCGGTTGCAAATGCGTCGAATTTTAGCATTGAGGAATTGAGTGCGTCTTATGCACAGCTTACGAAAAACGGTGTGGCAACAGCGGAATCTGGAACGTATTTAAAAGCAATGTTGTCAGAGTTGTCAAAAAGCGGAAGTATTGCGGACATAACATTGCGGGAGCTGACCGGAAAAGGTTTTGCAGATCTGAAAAAAGAGGGAACGTCTACAGTAGAGATTTTGAGTCTGTTAAATGCAGAGGCACAAAAAAACGATAAGACTTTGAAAGATATGTTCGGCTCTGTAGAAGCGGGATCGGCGGCGTTGGTGCTGTATAAAAACAGCGGCGAAGAATACAACGAAATGCTACGGGGAATGGAGACAAGCGCGGGGGCGACACAAAAGGCGTTTGAAAAAATAGATGCGAGTCCGGCAGAACAGTTAAAAGGTGCGTTGAATGAACTTAGGAACGAGGGAGTACGTTTTGGAGCAGCGTTTGTTCCGGTAATCGAGGAAGCGTCTGATATCTTAGGGAATGTGGCAGAAGCATTTTCCGAATTAACAGATGAGCAGAAAGAAAATGTTGCGCAGTGGGGAATCACTCTTGCGGCAGCAGGGCCGACGCTGAAACTTCTCGGGGGCGGAATACAAACCTATGCAAAATTAAAAACAGGAATAGGAGCAGTTACAAAAGCGCTTAGTGCTTTCGGTGGCGCGCAGGAATCAGCAGGAATAGGAGGCTCTGTATTTGCAAAAAGTTTGACTGGCATTTTGGGCACGTGCGCTCCCCTTGCGGCAGGTTTAGCCGTGGTCGGAACTGGCATCTATACGCTTCACGAGCAAAGCGATGTATTAAATTCTACAGTTCTTAAATCACGAGAGGAAATGTCATGGCTGGAAGAAGCGCTGGCAGACCTGCAAGGGGTTACAAGATATACAAAAAAAGAACTGGAAGACATGGGGTATATACACAAAGAATTTAGTGATGAATTAAGTCCTGAATTCCAGGATGCTGTTGAGAAATCAACGGAAAAAGTACAGGAATTTGGCGTGTACTTACACGAAATCGGTTTTGACGGTATCATGACACAGGAGGAAACCGACGGATTTACAAAACGTGTTGACGATACATGTAACGAAGTGATCTCGACGATCGAAAGCAGGAAAGAAGAGGCACAAAACGGACTGAAAGAACTGTTTATCGCGGACGATCAGATAATTGACGCAAGCGAACAGAAAGTACTGGAACTGTTATCACAATCAAGTGATGCGCAGATCAGCGAAGTGCAGACATTACAAGGTGAAATTCTTGCGATCCAGCAAAATGCAGCGAATGAAAAACGACAGTTGAATGAGCAGGAAATTGCAGACATCCAAAGTAAAAACGAACGGATACGTCAGATTGAGTTGGAAGCACTGGGAGGAACAGAGCAAGAAATCCTTTATGCAAAAAATGAGTTTGCCGCTCGGGCGCGGACGATGGATTTAGAAAGCGCATCAGAACTTTTGCAAGAGAAAGCAAAGATCCGAGATGATGAGATCGTACAGATTCAAGCAGCCTACGATACAGAAATCCAGTTGTTACAGAGCAAACTTAGCACATGTAAAGAAGAAGATCGGGCATATTACGAGGAACAGATCGCAAATTTAGAGCAGGACAAGCAGAAAAAGATTACAGAACAGCGTGCCCTTTACGATGAATACCTCAGCATTATCGAGGAATACAACCCGAAATTACTGGATGGAATCAGTGACTTGAATGGTCAGATCCTCACAGGAGAGGAGGAAAGGAATGCTGAATATCTGCAAAAGGTACAGGAAAGGTATGCGGGATTAGAGCAAATTACACAGTCAGGATGTTATACCCTATATAACATAGAAAAAGGCACAAATGAGGATATCGTGGTCAATTATGATCAGGCAACGGGAAAAATTGTCGGCCTCTACAACGAAGCATCTGGAACACTTGTCGGATATTCGCAAGAAATCCAAGCTGCGACGATGGAGATGGCGCTGAGCGGAAAAGGGTCTTTTGAGATGCTGGGAACATCCTTAGATGGACTGAAAGAGAAGAACGGTGAACTCGTCAATGCGAATGGGGATGTTGTGAGTTCCCTGTCGGACATTAAAAAGTCGGCAGACGGCACGCGGGAAGGAATTGCGATTTTAAACGGAACACCTTGTGAGGTAAAGGTTAATAAAGACGGAACAATCGCGGATTTACGAGCGATTGATGAGGAAGCGAACAACGCCACGAGAGCGAGGACACTGTCGATCACATTAGCAACGAACGCAATAACAAGCGGCATTAACGCTGCGATTTCAGCAGCGCAGGGATATTCTCACTATAACGGACTTGATAACGTACCCTACGACGGATATCAGGCAGTGTTGCACAAAGGAGAGCGTGTCCTGACAGCAGAGGAGAACAAGGTGTATAGTAACGATCCGGGGATTGATTACAATAAGATGGAAAAGTGTATGAAATCTGCGGTCAGGGAACTTACTTTATCAGTGGGCAGCAGGGAACTCGGCAGAATTATGGATGAGCATTTGCGAGAAAGGGGGATTCTTTAGCATGGATGTGTATTACATTAATCATTTAAACGAAAAGATTCTCCTCGACTCTGAAAATGTGATTTTGAAGTATCAAGAGTTGTTCAACTATTCATGGGATGCAGATACAGATAATGGGAAAATAACATCATTTACAAGAGAAATGGCAACATATCCCATTACGGTTACTGTAACCGCGGATACAGATGAGGAATTTGCGGACATCCTGAATAATTTCCACAGCATCGTTGTAAAAGACACCATAAATCACAACCCCGGGCGGCTGTATATTGGAGATCAGTATTTGTCCTGCTATATATCCGGCGATATAAAAACGGATGCGTTTATGGGGGTTCCGATACAGGTTAAAAATCTTACCGTTGTGACGGATCATCCGTTTTGGATTCACGAGGTATCAAGATCTTTCCAACAGATTATATCAGGGGATAATCCAGAGGGGCATTTAGATTATGAGCATGATTTTAACTATGATTACACAATGCCATATGGCAGTGATTTGATTTGGACAGTAGATCATTTTGCCCCCTGCGAATTTCTCCTGACAGTTTTCGGGCCTGTGACAGATCCGATGATCTTAATTAATGGGCATCCATATCAAGTTTATACGTCCCTGGAAGAGAATGATTACATGCAGATCAATAGCCGGAATAATACGATTGTTAAATATAGGTCGGATGGAGTCCGACAGGATATTTATGATTCTCGAGCAAAGCAACAGTCAGTATTCGATCTGATCGCGCCGGGAAATATCCGTGTTGTTTGGTCAGGAAGTTTCGGTTTTGATCTTAAATTATACTGCGAAAGGAGTGAGCCGAAATGCAAGACAAAAGGCAGTTGATCCTTGCGGATCAGAATTTCCGGGATATCCGTCCAGTGATGGGAGCGGAAATTGATATGGCGATTGGATCGGATGAAAACGACTATGAAATCAAGATTCGGCGCAATCAGTGGGATGACCGATATAAGTATGGGAATGTATTTTACATCAATGATACAGAGTTTGGCGGTATTATCGGGAGGAAGAAGATAAACACGACAGATAGCACAATATCTTTATTTGGCAGGACGTGGAGAGGAATGTTGGAAAAGAAAATCATTCGTCCACCTACCGGGCAGGATTATAAGAAAGTATCCGGTGAATTAAGTGCAGTGTTAGATGGTCTGATCGCAGAACATTTCGGTGATTATTTTGTTGTATCCCGAAGTGATACGGGAATATTTGTAACTGATTATCAATTTGATAGGTACTGTACTTTACTGGCGGGTCTCACAAAGATGTTAAAAAGTGTCGGGTATCGGTTACAGATACGGTATGTACAGCAGGAGAGAGGGCAACCCGGATACGTGGAGCTTTCGGCAGTGCCAATCGTGGACTACTCGGAAAATATCGAACTGTCACAGGACAGCCGGCTGAATTTCACATTTGACGAAAACAAAAACGGTATTAATCACTTGATCTGTCTTGGAAAGGGTGAATTGCAGGATCGGCAGGTGATTGATCTATACGTCCAGGAGGACGGCAGTATTGGCAGAGATTTGTTTTATACAGGAATCAGGGAAGTTTGTGGGGTATATGAAAATACGTCAGCAGAGCGTGATGAGCTGGAAGAAAAAGGAAGAGAAAAGTTAGCGAAGCTTATGAACAGAACTATTTTTGAAATGAATGTTGAGCAGTTAAAAATGAATGTTGAGATTGGGGATATTATCGGTGGGCGTGATTACGACACTGGGGTGCATGCGGCAAAGCCGATTGCAAAAAAGATTTACCAGGTAGTGGGAGGAAAGACCTCTCTTGGATATAAAGTAGAAGGAGATGATTAATTATGGAATTAGTAACAGGAAGATCGGGGAAGCCGCACATCACATCGCAGCAGGTTCGGCAGCTTCAACAGGGTATTTTTGGGGCGAATGCCTGTATCCTTAATACGGGAAGTATGCTGACTCCGGAAGTGCAGAGCTCAAATAAAATCCGTATCAAAGATGGCGCGCTGATGTTTCAGGGTGCTCTCTTTACTGTTAAAGTTGGGGCTTACGATGAGGTAACTATCAACAATGGTAATCAAGGAATGAAGAGAAAAGATGTGATTGCAGCCAAATATACATATGACTCGTCACGAAACATTGAGTCAGGGGAATGGACGGTTGTACAGGGTACACCAGCGGCAAGTAATCCGGCGGTGCCTAGTATGCCAATAACGGATGGAGATATTCAGGCGGGTGATGCAGAAGTGTATTGTCCGGTATTTGTAATTAATTTGGATGGGATAAATGTTACGGGCGTCGATATCATACCTTCGATGATGGACGATATGTCTACGATAAATAAATGTTTGTCGGAGTTGTCCGAAATTAAAAACTACATTGTCGAGGAAGGTAGTAATCCTAACGGAAAATATCGAAAATGGAGCGACGGGACTCTCGAAATGTGGTTTGACTCAAATTTAACTTGTGCGATCGATGCAAAAGCTGGGAATATCTATCAGTCGATCGAGTTTCCAGTTAAATATCCCGTCGCATCCAAAACTTCATGCCGTCCAGTTTTGTCAATCGGAGGTGGTGGAGCTATTTGGGGAAATGTTTATGGATCTTCCGACAATTTCAAATCCGGTTTTAAATACCATGTGCTCGCCGCAACATCATGGGGAAAAGCCAGCTTTATATTATCCTATTACGTGCGTGGCACTTGGAAGTGATATGTGCGTTATCCAACTTCCCACTCCGCGTCAATAAACACATAGTTATTTGTCGATTTTGGTATCGTAAGCATGATGTTCCCTTTTGTATCAATCATAGCCATACACGCAACGGCGTTACCATAGCTGCTGTCTGTGGCATATGCGTTTATTACATATCTCGTACTGGGTCGGAGCGCGGCAGGAACGGTAAATACGTTGTTGTATGTACGGTTAGCAACAATCGTTTTACTAAAAAGTTCCACGTTCAGACGGACTGTATTATCGCGTCTGATGCAATTAAAAAACATGGTTGACCACGCTCCGTTCAAAGTGAGATCTTTAGCGGTTAATTTTGTTATTTTGTGGCAATCTCGTAACTCCGACAAACATTTATTTTTCAAACAGATCAAAAAAGTCAAGAAAGGAATGATATCAATGAAGCTTATTTTTAATGATGCAACCGACATTATTGTTCAGCAGGTTGAATCTCACGGGGATTACCTGCAAATTCTAACAGTTGGAAATACCCCGGAACAATTAAAGGTATTATTTACTGATTCGAGCCGAACAGCCCGCATGATCGTGCAGGAACGAGGTCAAACCGTTGCCACATATGATGGATATACAGCATTTTACAGGACGGAGATTTATACCGGGAAGATTTACGGCGTGGTGATGTACAAGCAGGAAACCCTTCCGGAAACGCAATCGCAGATGATTCAGGCCGCTATGCTGGTTGCACAGATGCAGGCACAGACATTTGATGATGAGCGGGCGCAGGCAGTCAAAATACTCTATCCGCAGTGGCGAGATGCAATAGGGCAGACTGTCGGGAAGGGGTATAAGTTTGTGTATGAGGATGTGTTGTATAAGACGATTCAAGATAGCTTACTAATCCAAGAGCAGTATATTCCGGGCGAGGGAACAGAGAGCCTGTATGCTGTCATTGATGAGACTCATGCCGGTACGCAGGAGAATCCAATTCCGTATGATGGCAACATGGCGCTGGAAAAGGGCAAATATTACAGCCAGGATGGAGTGATCTATCTGTGTAATAGAGATACAGAAAACCCAGTGTATCATAATTTGAGTGATTTAATCGGATTATACGTGGAAAAGGCAACGGAATGAGAAAGGCGGGTAGCATATGGAAGAGATCAAGGAAGTAAAGACGGAGAAAACTACTGTAGCTGCGGGAGAGCGCATCCGGATCAGCTTTGAGTTTTGGTACGAGCAGGATTATCCCCATGACTATCCCTATGACTACCCAATAGCTTCAGAGCGCAAATAAGTTTTAGGAGGATTTAATGATATGAGTGAAATAACAAGAGCTTATGCTGTATATAAAGGGCAGCAGTATAATGCGTCATATAATTCGGGAACACAGTTGTGGAAAGTGGATATCCCATCGGGAGCGGAATCGTCCTACGGACAAAACAATCATACATATCCAATCGAACTCCATGCCTTTGACGCAGCGGGCAACGAGACGATCATGCACGCCACCGACGGGACATATGGAGATCAGTTAAACATCCGTGTTTTGGAAAAGACGAAACCCGTCGCAAAGATCATCTCCCCAACCCAGGGCAGCGTTCTTGGATCAGCAGAGCAGGACATCAAACTTGAGCTTTCTGATGTCGGTGGCTCCGGTCTTAATATGGCATCTGTAATCTTTAAGGTCAACAATGTTCAGGTTACACAGGGCGTATCATGGGCAGATCAGGGTGGTAAAAAGGTTTGTACCTACCATGCGGCCAACCTGTCGGATGGATCAAACTCTGTATCCTTACAGGTAACAGACAATGATGGAAATGTATCCGATGCTGCGACAGTATCCTTCGTCATTTCAACCTCTGCCCCGACGCTTAATGTTACAAGCCCGCAGGATAATTTGCTGACAAACAGCAACAGGGTAACAGTAGCAGGTACTGCTGCGGTCGGATCGGATGCGGTAACGCTTACAAGTGTTAAGATTAACGGGGAGACCGTGTCCGTTGGATCAGGAGGGGCATTTAGTAAGGAGATTACGCTTAAAGAGGGAGCGAACACAATTACTGTAGTCGCAGAGGACAGCATCGGGAAAACTACATCTGTTACAAGACATGTCATGGTTGATACTAAAGCGCCAGTTATATCCGATGTCGAGGCAGAAACTACAACCGTGGATGCCAACGGCACGATCCATCTCACCTTTAAGGTGACGGATCCGGCAGACTGATGATTATCAGAGTATGGGGCGTTGTAAACTCTACAGAAGTGGAGTTTACGCCCATCCCGGACCGTCTCGGGTACTGGGAGGGATATGCCCCGCGACTGCCGGGACTGCAGGGGATCGAGATCTGGGCGGAGTCTGACAGTGGACTGCGGGGACATCTGCAGTGTACTGTGATGCTTGATTACCATGCGCATACAGAGGCACGGTTGCTGGGAGATCGGACAGAGGCAAGATTGATTGATATGGGCGGCAAGGTGCGTTTGTTACTGCTTCCGTGGGTGGTACAACTGGTCACGTTTAGAGATGTAAATGTTCTGCAGGAAAATTATATTGCGAAACTGAAAGGTTGCAGAAAGGCGGTGGTATAATTGGTGGAAAAAGTCGGATTTGAACTCGGTGAGAAAAAATATGTTTGTATCAGTGTGCGGAGCACAAACAGAAAGCCGTTTGATGTGACATCAGCAAAGTATGCCTTACGGAATGGGGAACAGGAAGAGAATCTAGGTACATGTGAAATCATGCAGAAAAGCGATACAGAAACCCTCTTATCTGCACTGATCCAACCGATGATCAAAGGTGGATCATACACGCTGGAATTTACATATGAGATTCCGCCGGAGATTCTAAAGCATGAGGTGCGAATATATGTATCATAAGAGACGTAACCACATGGAAATCAGAGCAAGACCGTAACAGGTCTTATTTTTGTGCGTAGAATAATATTGAGGAGACGACCTGATGAAAGAAATATTGATGCAGACATACACAATAGCACTGCCTATCGTTCTTGGGTATATCGTTTGGCTGCTTAAGCGCCAGAATCGGAAGCGAGATGCGAACAGTAAGGGGACAATGCTCCTTTTAAGGGTGCAACTCATCGAATACCATGAAGAGTGGACGGTACGAGGGTATGTTACAAAGCATGGAATTGAGAACTTTCTGGAGATGTACAACGCCTATCACGCTCTTGGCGGGAATGGAATGGTAACACATCTATTGGAAGAGGTTAATGAATTACCAATTAAGAATTAAAAGAGAGGTAAAAGACTATGGAACAGATTATGAACTATGTAAAACCGGAACTGATTGTAGTAGCAGTGGTGCTGTATTTTATCGGAATGGGATTAAAACAGTCTCAGACGGTAAAGGATAAGTACATCCCATTTGTTTTGGGTGGTCTTGGCATTGTCCTGTGTGCAGTGTGGGTGTTTGCTTCCTGTACGATCAGTACAGGTCAGGAGATAGCAATGGCAGTATTCACGGCAATCATACAGGGAATTTTAACTGCTGGATTAAGTACATATGTGAATCAGATCGGCAAGCAAATGAAAAAAACAGAATAATAGGTAAAAACACGTCAAATCGTTGACATACGTAAAAATACGTGGTATCATATAAGCATGATAAGGAAAGGAGATACAAAAGATGCCAATGACGCCGAAAGAGATGATAAAGTATCTCAAGAAAAGCGGGTTTGAGGAAATCAGACAAAATGGTTCTCATATTACTATGAAGAATCAAGATACCGGGAAATCGGTAGTTGTTCCTTATCACTCTAAAGCCATGAAAAAGGGGCTGGAGCAGGCAATACTTAAGCAGGCAGGGCTGAAATAAGCCCTGCTCCTGAAGAAGTTAAATGGAGGTATTACGTATGAATAAGTTATTTTATCCAGCAGTATTTCATAAAGCAGAAGAGGGAGGGTTTTGGGTGTCTTTTCCGGATCTTCCAGAATGTCTGACAGAGGGAGATGACATGTGCCAAGCATATGAGATGGCAGTGGAAGCACTTGGACTTGCTTTGACCGGCAGAAAGGAAGAAGGAGAGAAAATTCCAGTTCCAACGGAGGCAGACAAATTATTTGCAGATGACGGAGTTCTGGTTATTGTTGAATTTGATATGTTAGAGTATCAGAAGAAACATAATTCAAGGGCGGTAAAAAAGACACTCAGTATTCCCGAATGGTTGAATGAAGAAGCAACTGCGATGGGAGTGAATTTCTCACAGGTACTGCAGGAGGCTCTGATGACAAAACTAAATATAGGAAGATAGGAAAAGAGTATTGAATATAGAACAAATCAGAGGACGCGTAACAGCGTCCTCTGTTGTTGCGCT